ATCAATTTAAGGCGGGACCAAGAAAGGTATGGAATGTAAAAGGGGCGTCAAACTTAGAAGAATTAAGAGACAGAACATCAAGACAAGTTTTAAGACGTTTGAAAGAAGATGTGTTAGATTTACCTGATAAAATTATAACACCAGTATACTTGAGATTAAAATCAAGATTATACGAAGAATTAATGGGTGAGTATTACGATTGGTACAGAACTAAAACCGAAGAATCGTCATCATTAACACTACAATTTTCAAAATTAACTAAAGTCAGACAAATCATTGCTGAGGAAAAAATATCAAGTACAATCGAGTTATGTGAGAATATTATAGAACAAGGTAAGAAGGTGATTATTTTTACAAACTTTACAAATTCACTTCAAAAATTAGTCGAACATTTTGGAAAACAATGTGTTTTTCTTGACGGAAGTTGTTCTCAACCACAAAGACAATATGCGGTTGACCAATTCCAAAATAATGATAAAATAAATGTTTTTGTGGGTAATATTAAAGCTGCAGGAGTTGGAATCACGTTAACAGCTGCGGAGGCGGTTATTATGAATGACTTGTCGTTTTTACCTTCGGACCACAGTCAGTCTGAAGATAGGGCGTATAGATATGGACAAAAATCAAATGTATCGGTGTATTATCCGATATTTGAAAACACCATAGAAGGTGTTATTTATGATATATTATCCAAGAAGAAGTCAATCATTGAAACTGTTATGGGTGATAACATTGATAAGACGGATTTTGTTGAGGAAGTTTTGAATTCTATAAACAATAGTAGATAAATCGGAATTACCGATTATTTATTATAAACAAAATTGCCTAAAATATGAAAAACTTAGTAAACAAGATTGAAGAGTTGAAAGAAGAAGTTAAAAAAAATGAACGTGACTTTGCCCAAAAATTTTTCATTAATGAAATGAAAAAAATAGGTATTGAAAAATTACCTTATTCCTACAGTTCCCTTAAAAGATTTATTGACCCCGAAACTATGGATGTCCACTATAACAAACACTACAAAGGTTATGTGGAAAAATTAAACTTAGCATTAGATAAGAAAAAATTCGGGGATTTAGATTTAGAACAAATAGTTAAAACAATTAGTAGATTTAATGATGATGTTAGAAACAATGCCGGTGGAGCTTACAATCACGCATTATTTTGGAAAATGTTATCTCCAACTAAACAAAAACCAGGAGGATTAGTTTTAAAAAGAATTGAAAAAGATTTTGGAACTCTTGCAGGTTTAAAGAAAAAATTTAACGCAATTGCAAAAGAAAGATTTGGTTCAGGATGGGTTTGGTTAGTTATCACCAAAAACAATTCTTTAAAGATTATGTCAACACCAAATCAAGACAATCCATTAATGAACGATGTTGAAAATGGTGGGTACCCAATTCTTGGATTAGATATATGGGAACATGCTTATTATTTAAAATACAGAAATAAACGAGACGAATATGTTAAAAACTTTTGGGAAGTTGTTAATTGGGAGTTTGTTGAAAAACTTTATAAAATGAAAATTGAAACTCGTATTGATGAAGAAGTAGTTATGATGCAATTAATGAATAGTACATCTCAAGATATTTTAACAGAATCAGAAATAAAATCTCAAAGTTGTTCTCACAGTGAGGAACTTAAATTTAAATCCTTATTATTTCCATCCAGTAATTTACCATACATTTTTAAGAAGTTTAAATATGACTATGTACAAGGGTGGATGGATATTCTTAAAAAAGAATACCCTCAAAATTGGAGAGAAAAAAACTCATTATTTGTTGGTCACGAGGCAGGTTTATACGATAAACAAAATGTTAGGTCTTTATTAATGAATTTAACTTCATCATATGCAGCATTTTGTGTTATCCATAAAGATATTAACCAATATTTGTCTCAAAATGGACAACCTAAAATAGAATACGGTGATGACCCACAGATAAATTTATCTGAATTAAAAAGATTCTTTTCTGTTTTAGACGGACTTCGTTCACAAATTTTCAATAGAAATACACAATCTAATACTTTAAAACAAATAGGGGGTATCTTAAAAAGAACCGATTGTTTAGGTAAACGAAATGAAGATGCTGCAATGAAAATTATTAACCAACATTTAGGTGAAGGTGCTTGTGAAATCCAAGCCGGAGCGGGTAGTTCTTCAGATATGTTGTCAGGGATTGACGCTACTGTGACTATAAAAAACCAATCGTTAACGGGTCAAATTAAACCTTTTCAAATTGTAACACAATTATTAGATGGTACTTTTTCAATACAAGGTTCATCAAGTCTTCAAGAATATAAGAAAGTTGATATTATCATATTTGTCAATGTTAAAAGTAAAACTGTTAAGATTTATAAGACAAATGGTATTAAAATCAATAAAAATACATTTGTTATTCCAAATGAAAATGAAATTATGACATTAGTTGGTTCTAAAGATTTGGAATTAATTGATTGTAACAAATATTTATCAGAAAACATAATATGGGAATAATTGCAGAACCACAAAGAACAAAACTATATACGAGAGTTAAACATTTACTTGGTGCTCCGTTAAGAAGTGTTGAATTAGAAGACGAAATGTTAGATTCATTACTTGAATTATCTATTGGGGACTATTCTCAATACATCCAAGATTGGTTAATAGAATCTCAATGGCCAGCACTCCAAAATCTTAATTTAGATGAACAATCACTAACTCGGGCATTTATTACGAGAAGTTTAGATTATGAAACAAGATATTCTTACGCATATTCTAAAATTGTTGGGTTACAAGCTGGGGGAGATTGGGTTTTGAAAAAAGACTATTTTGAATTAGTTAGAGGACAACAATTATATGAAATACCTAAAGGGAGAGAAATTAATGAATTACTTTGGTACACACCTCCGACATTAACCAATGTTCTTTTTGACCCATTCGCATTTGGTGCTATGGGTGGACCTGGACTTGGTGGAACTGGTGGATTCGCTCAGTTAGGTTATTCGGGTTCGTACACTATGATGCCGGCATATGATATGTTGTTAAGAATGCAAGAAACAAATATACAAAGACGTATCTTAGGTGGTGATTTAACTTATAGAATAACCGCTTTACCTGACGGTAAAAAAATGATTCATTTAATGAATACGCCTGGTGGTAAATTTGACTTTGGTAGTGCGAATCTGAACGGTGGTAAAGTTTGGTATTGGTATTACGATGTTGACGGTGCTGATAGAGACGCTTGTTTAAAAGCAAATCCTGATATTGTAAAATTACCATCAGACGTTCCAATTGATGAAATTTCTTGGGTTGATTTAAATAATCCTGCTCAACAATGGGTTAGAAGATGGTTCATTGGATTATGTAAAGAAACTTTAGGAAGAGTTAGAGGAAAATATAGTGGTAACTTAAAAACACCTGATAGTGAACTTACTATGGATTATACAAGTTTGTTAACTGAGGGTAAAGATGAAAGAGCGAAACTACAAGAAGAATTAATGGCACGTCTTGAAAGATTAAGACCTGAAAAAATGATGGAAAAAGAAGCGTCAATCGCAGAAAATTTAAATAAGGCAATGAAGTTTAGAGCAATGCCAAGACAAATATACGTAATTTAATTATATGGCTATAATAAGAAGTACACCTTCAGAAAGAATCGTAAACGGAAATTTAGTAGTTTCATCAGAAACTGCAATAGTATCTGATAGTCAATTTAGAACAAGGGGTGAAGGATTTGTGATTGTAAAAGAAGTGGATAACTGTAAAGTAATATTGGACCACTCAACAACTGACCACATAACAATCAAGGCATTAACAAACGTTTTAATTTTAACGAGTACCGGTAAAATTGATGAAGAATTTGATGAAATTTTAATTAGTAGAGGTGCTTGTGTGGAATTCGTGTTCAGTAGTGGTAATTGGTATATTATGAGTTCTGACGGTTTAAAACAATCATAAAAAAAAGGAATATGTCAATAATACATATTCCTTTTTTGTTTTAATTAATATATTCTTCCCATCCTTCTTCCGCCAATTCGTACATATAGTCAGGACTTAATCCTCTTTTTTTCCAATATACCATCTCAGGTTCTGAGATTGCTAATACATCCTCAAGTTTATCTTGACCTGATTCGTCAAACGGTTTTCCGTTAATTAACTCACACTGTTCTTTAGTGAATAACCCACGTTTTTCAGGTTCCAAAACTAATAACCCATCTCTAACCTCATCTTTAAATACGACTAATAATGGTTCAATACGTTTGTTGAATGTTGTAATCGCTCTCGCCACGTTATATTCTCCTGTTAAGTCAGGATTATCTTCTAACTCCTTACTATCTAACATATAACAATTCAAAATTGTATTATCACCTTTCTTTTGAACGTCACCGTGAGATGCTTTAAGTCCATTGTTC